AAGTACGCCGTCACCTATTACGACAACCCCAAAATCACGACGCTTTTGGTGCATTCCAAGTACCCTTATGAGTCAGAAAAGATTGACGATGGGGAATATCGAACCTATAAATTTTTAGTGAGGCTGTAATGGGCGCAGTAAATCAAGTTGTTCAACAGGTTAGTAATGTCGCAACTCAGGTTTTGCAGCCTGTTGAAAAAGGCATTAATCAAGGCGTTGCAGACATTACAAAAGATGTAAGTCGTGAATTAACTAATGTTGGCAAAACCATTGCAAACAGCCCAGCTTTAGAAAGCGCAATCACAGCCATTGGCGCAGCGTATGGAGTGCCTCCCGAATTAACAGCGGCATTCTTGGCCGCAAACAAAACATCGCAAACCGGCGGCAACCTTGAAAAAGGTCTAGAGACATTGGTTTTGTCTTATGGCGTTGGCAAGTTGATGGCTCCTGTTGATTTATCTACGCCTGCCGCTATTGACCAAAGCGTTGCTCAAGCGCAAACCGCTGCACAAACTGCGGCTCAAACTGCTGCGCCAGCCGTTGTTTCTGCTCCAGCAGGCTCTGTTGGCACATCATTGTCAAACCTTGCCGCAATGGATGCAGGCGGCGAAGGATTAAGCGCTGCTATTGGTAGTGGTGGTGCTGCGCCAGCAGCATTAACGCCTGCCGCACTTGAGTCATTGATGGGAACTCCTGGTTATGGTGTTAACGCATCCGCACTTCAAGCCGCACCTAGCCTTGGAATTCCTGCTGCGGCAGTTGGCGCTAACGCATTGGCTAGTTTTGGAGATGTTGCGCCCGCACTTGGGGCTAGTTCTTCCGCAATTCCTACAGTTAAAATAAACGCTGGATTGCCTGATGCTGCATCGGTTAATCAAGCGGTGGCATCTGGAATGTCGCCAGGCTCTGTGGGCGCATATGAAAGTGCCGCAGGAATGCTAACCCCAGAACAATTGGCCGCAGCAACAGGAACAACTGGTGCAGGTTCTGCACTTAATAGCTTGGCAATAGCAGGAAATGCAGCATCATTGGCAACACCGTCTTCGGTTATTCCTGCGGCTGGGATGTCGGCTAATGAAGCAGTTGCGTCTGGAATGTCGCCAGGTTCTGTTGGCGCTCAAATGGCTTCTACCGGTGGTTTAACTGCCGAACAATTGGCCGCCGCAGCGGGCACAACTGGCGTTGGTTCTGCGCTTAATGGTTTGGCAACAGCAGGCAATGCAAGTGCATTAACAGACTTACTCAATCAAGGTTCATCGGGAATTGGTAATTTGCTAAGTCAAGCCGGTAACGCAATTGGCGGTTTGTCGGGCACTCAGCTTGCCGCGCTAGGAACGGGCGCAGCAGGGCTATACAACGCCTCTGCAACTCGTGAGGCAATGCAACAAGCCATTGGCGCACAACAGGCGGCAACAGCCGCGTCGCAAGGCACATTAAGCAACATCTATAACCAACAGCTTGGCTATCAAGCACCATACCAAGCGGCTGGAGTTGGCGCGGTAAATCAGCTTGCGGGCATGACCCCGTACTTGACGCACCAATTCAATGCGGCAGACCTACAAGCTGGCTTGGCTCCAAACTATGACTTCATGTTGCAACAGGGCCAGCAAGCTAATCAGCGTGCGGCTAACGTTGGCGGTGGTGCATTAGGTGGAAATGCGTTGACCGGCCTCAACCAATACACGCAAAATTATGCGGGCAATGCGTATCAAAACGCATTTAACAATTACCAAGCACAACGGCAAAATATCTATTCCGACCTTGCAGGCATTGCAGGCATTGGACAAAACGCCAATGTGGGCGCGGGAACTGCTGGCACAAACTATGGCCAAGGTACTGTTGGCCTCAACACCGGCCTTGCAAACGCACAAGCCGCTAACATTCTTGGACAGGCTCAAGTCGGTGCAGGCGGTGTTACAAATGCTGCTAACACGGCATTTTTGGCAACCTTGTTGGGGCAAAATACGCCGACTGCTGGAACAGCTACAACGCCAGGTGCGACAAGCGGTTTTAGTCTTGGCGATATTGCAAAATTGGGGTCATTGACTAGCGGCCTTGGTAGCGCATACAACGGCATTAAGAGTCTATTTGGATAGGTAAAAAATTATGGCCGATACTTTCACCGGATACCAAAACGCATTGCCGCAAACGTCCCTTGCGGACATGATGAACCTTGCCTCATCCGCGCAGCAATACAAGCAAGCGCAAGCAATTAACCCATTGGCATTGCAAGCCAAGCAACTTGAACTTCAACAAGCGCAAGAAAGTTATCGCCAAGCATTGGCAACAAATCCTGACTTGGCATCTCGAATTGCAGCAGAAGCAAAAACAGCGGGCATAAATTTAGATACAGCACGATTAACTCAAGCGCCAACAATTTCCAAAGCATATAGTGGTGCAGCACAAGCCTTGTCAGAAGCAGACTTGGCTAAACTTAATTTAACAAGTTCTTATTACCGTCAAGGAGCACAAAAAGCATTGCAGCTAATTGGGAAAAAAGATTTAACTTACGAAGACGTTGTTAACGAACTTGATAAACATTTAGACCTTTTTGGCGCGTCTCCAGAAGCCCGTAAATTAGCAAAAGAAAGCATTCCTGTAACAAAAAACCAAACGGTTTTGCAAGATGCACTAAGAGATTTTTCCCTTCAGTCGTTGACGGCTGAACAACAAATGAACAAACGCTTTCCTGCTGCAACCGCAACGACTACGGAAGCAGGAAAAACATTTATTACGCAACCGGCGGCATTCCCAGGAACTATGCCAAAAGTTACGCAAGGCGTTGCGGGCGGTGGTCAAGGCAATGTGCAGCCAAACCAAAGTGCAGTTCAACCAATTGGTCAACCCGCACCTCAAGGCGTTCAACCCGCGCAAATGGGCGTTGTTGGCATAAGCGCGCCAATTAAATCAACTTATCCAGTTCGCGTTGGTCAAGGCGCAGGAACATATACACCGGCTGTTGGTGAAGAAGAAGACCGCTCTACTGGCGTAAAAATGCGCCAAGCATTGACTGCAAATCTAAACAATTCGGCTCAAATGAACCGAAATTTAGAAGAATCGCTAAAGTCAATCACAAAGCTAGACCCTGGCGCATGGTATTCCTCCGGTCTTGCAGGAACTATTCGCCGCAATGTGGCAAATCTTGCTGGTAGTTCAGACTATAAAGAATTGTCTAAAAACCTTGCCAATTTGCAAATTGCTCAATTGCAAGCACAAGGTCAGTCATTGCAAACTGATTCGGGCAAGCATTTGCTTGCTATGGCGTCGGGTGATGAGACTTACAACCCCGATGTGTTGATGGACATTGTTCAACGTACCGCTGCAACACAAAAAGAATTACAGCTAAAAGCGCCTGCAATGCAAACATTTGCACAAAAATATGGCGATGCAAATTACGCAAAATTTAACCAAGAATGGTCTAACAACTCAGATTCAAAAGTGTTTCAAGTGATGAACATTATTGATAGGGTAAAAGACCCCAAAGAACAAAAAGCGCAAATTGACGCGTTGCTTGGTGCAGACAAAGCAAAGCGCAAAGAATACTTAGAAAAATACGACAACATTCAAAAACTTGTTAAAAATGGGAGCCTAAACTAATGGCCGACATTCGCGCTCTTATTGCTGGTGACGAGGAACAAGCCGCGCCTGCGGTGACGCGCGCCAATGTGCCCGTTGTGCAAAAAACAGCGCGGACTACTCAAGCGTCAAGCGATGTTGATAGAACAGCAATTTTTCAAAGTGAATACGCAAAAGCTAAAGCACGTTTGGCCGAGGGCGATTCAAGAGCAGCGGGCGACATTTCTGCACTAATGCGAGAAATGAAAGCAATAGGCATCACGCCTGTTGAGCCAGCTATGGTTGCGCCCGCAACACCTGTTGCGCCACAAATAGCCCCTGATGCAAGGGCATTGATTGCTGGTGATGGAATAGCTACTGCTGCAAAGCCGCCGCCTCAATCATCGGTTTCAAAACATTTCATGGATGCGTTTAACACCATCCAAAATGCCAAAAAAGACATTGGTTCGCGCATTGCAGGCGGTATTGATGTTGCATATAGCGCATTGCCTATGGCTGCTGGTGCAGCTACCCAAGCCATTGCAACGCCGTTTGTTGGGCCTGCGCGGGCAGAACAAATCGGCACTCAGCTATCTCAATTTGCTGGGCAGCCCGTAGGTAAAGCGCTTGGAATTACAGGCGAAAAAGCCTATCAACAACCAATTGGCCCTATCCCTGGGCAAATAGTTGAAGCCATAAAAGATTTTGCGGTCAATCAAGGTTTGACAGCAGACCAAATTTCAGCAAAAACGGGCATCCCGCCGGAGTCGGTTAGAAACATTGCAATAATGGCATCGTTTGCCATTCCCGAAGTTGCGGGCATGGCTATTAAACCTGTGGTCGCTGCCGCCCGAGAAGCAATGCCAGCAGTGGTTGATGCACAAGGTAAGTTAATTTCACCCGCAGGACAGCCTCGGATTGCGCCTCGCGCCCCGCAACAATTACAAGAACAATTTGTTGCTCGGCAAGCCGCAGAGCCGTTAAAGCCTCCAGTTTGGTCGCCACCTGGCGCATCTGTTTACCCTGGGACAAAAGTTAATAACATTTTGTCGTTTGCTGAAAAACCACCTGTTGGTGTTGATTTACCGCCAGGACTTGTTTCAATTGAGCCGCCGCCCCGTGTTGAAATAAATGCGGGATTCCCTCCCGAACGCCGATTGCCAGGCGCATTTGGTGAAGAACCTGTTGCGGCAGCAGAAGCCCAACCTGTTGCGGCAGAAATGCCCGCATCTGTTGGCGCTGCTGGTGTGCCGCCTGCTATGGCTTTGCGCGGTAGCGTAGATGCTGTGCTTGCAAACGCATCGCCAGAACTCCAGCAATTTGTTGGGTCTAAGAAAATTGAATCACTGCATTTGCCTAGCTTGGAAACACGGGCGCTTGAAGAAAAGCACGGCGTTAATTTATCCGTTGGGCAACGGACAGGCGACACTCAACAATATTCAACCGAATGGAATCGTCGTGGCGAAACGCCTATATTGGGCAATCATTTCAATGAACAACCGGCTCAAATTTCAAATGCATTTGAAACGGCCAAGCAAAAACACGCACCGGACATTTCGGTAACTGCTGACGCATCTGAACTAGGACAGCATGAAATTAACGCCTTGGCCGCAAAAGACCAAGTTCGTCGTGATGCAATTAGCAGCGCTTACAAAGCATTGGAAAATGAAAACGGCGGTCAATTTCCTATTGACATTGGAAAGCTAGATGAAAACATCAATACCGAATTATCCAAAAAGCTAAAGTTAAATCATCTTCCCGAAAGCATTAAAGCCGACTTGAAAGATTTTTATAAAAATCCGACATTTGAAAGCTATGAGGCTTTGCGGACAAATTTGGCAAACGAAATGCGCTCAAGTGCAAATGGCAATGCCCGAGGCGCTGCTTACATTGTGCGCCAAGAACTTGAAAACTTGCCTATCTTTGGGGAAGAAGCTGGCACGCCACAAGCTGCGCGCCTTAAAGAATTGGCTGACAATGCCCGCAGGCTGAATGCGGAGCGCATGGGCGTGATTAAGGGCAACCCTGCATATAAAGCAGCGGTTAAAGAAGCGGCAGATGCTGCTGACGCATCGGCGCAAGGAGAAAGTCTAAACGCGGCAAAGTTTCACAATAAATATGTGTCAAGCGCAACGCCTGAGTCTATTCGGCGCATGAAAGCAGAAATTCCTGAAAATGACATTGCTCACCAAGCAATGGTATTTGGCGAATTGAGCCGCGCCAAAAATGCTGCTATCAATGCTAGTGAGCGCAATCTCACGCCTGAGCAATTTGCTAAGTTTTACAAACAAAACAAAGCTGCTTTAACAGAATCATTGTCGCCACAAGCAATGCAAGATGTTACCGAATTGGGTTTGTTGACAAGCAAAATTGGTATGCCTAAAACTGGAACATTTAACTATTCCAATACTTACAGCAGTATGTTGGGCGACATGGCAAAAGAAGGATTGCTTACTGCTGGAGAAGCTAAACTTGCTGGCGCTACTGGCGGTATGTCAATCCCTGTTCTTGGTCTTGCAAGACAATTTATGGGCAAACTAAACAAAGAAGGTTTTGCGAGAGAAGCAACAAATCCGCATGGCGGCTTAACCAAGGACTAACATGGCAGTAAATCTATCACCCATCGGTAACGGGTTTCAATTCTTTACCACTACAGGCTTGCCGCTTACAGGCGGGTACATCTACACCTATGTGGCCGGTAGCACTACGCCTGCGGCCACCTACACTACGTCGGCGGGTACGACAGCTAACACCAATCCTATCCAGCTTGGAACGGATGGGCGGCCACCGCAAGAGATATGGCTCACGGCTGGCACGAATTACAAGTTTGTCCTCACCACTAGCGCCAATGTCACAATCCAAACCTACGATAACCTTTATGGAATCATCGGAACAAGCCCATCTGTCAGCGCCGTACCATCGGGCGGCATCATCATGTGGTCGGGGTCTATTGGGTCAATCCCATCGGGCTACTACCTCTGCGACGGCACAAATGGCACGCCAAACCTTAAAGACTCCTTTGTTGTTGGTGCGGGCAACACCTATTCAGTTGGCAATACCGGCGGTTTCACCAGTTCGGTAACATCGAGCGTCGGCACAAATCTTCCAACCTACTACGCCCTGGCGTTTATTCAGAAATCATAAATCATGGACGATACACTTGCAAAACTAAACAGCCACGAAGCCGTTTGCGCGGAGCGTTATGAGCAAATTCAATTGCGCCTTGACCGCTTGGAAAAAGTAATTATTTGGTTTGCGGGTGGAATGCTTGCGGGTATGGGAAGTATCACTTACTCTTTGTTGACTCATGTTAGATGAAATGGTTTGTTGCCTTGTTTTTGTTGTCGCTGATGGCGGCAGCAACTGTGCGGCATGAATGCAGCGTTTCCGATTTTGTAAACATTGCTTCTACAACAGACCCAAAGGAACGACATGAAAGAATACTTGATTGGCTTAATGAATCAGGCCCGTACTGCACTAAAGAAAGTCTTGGACTCATTTACAGCAATTTGGCACAAACGCTAGGCACGGCTGACAGCGTAAAAATTCGCTCAAAGATAGAAAAATTGTACGAAAGGGCAAAATGATGGAACCAAAAGACAGACTAATTTACATGGTAACCATGATGGTGACCGCTACTCTTTGTTCTGTTGTTGTTGTGCTTATTGGTGCGCTAGTCCACGGCTTGTTTGTCAAAGAAGTGGATAACACCAAAATTTTTGAAATCATTGGCCCTGCCTTTCAGACCATCGTTGGTGGCTTGATTGGATGGCTTTCTGGCCTCAAGGTAGGCTCACACATGGATGAGGTAGCAAATGGCACTTGACCCCGTATCCGCATTGCTTGACATTGGTGGCAAGGTAATGGACAGGCTGTGGCCTGACCCCGCCCAAGCTGCTGCGGCAAAATTGGAGTTGTTCAAACTTCAGCAAAGCGGCGAACTGGCAATGATTGCCGGTCAGCTTGACATTAACAAAGTAGAGGCTGCTAACCCGTCGGTGTTTGTCAGCGGCTGGCGACCAGGCATTGGCTGGGTGTGCGGCGCGGGGTTTGCCATCCAGTTTGTAGTTGGCCCACTAGCCGAATGGGGCAGCGCAATTTACGGCAACCCCGTCAAGTTTCCGCAGATGGATATGGGCACAATGATGCCTTTGCTTCTTGGAATGCTTGGCCTTGGTGGTATGCGTACTGCTGAAAAAATCAACGGCGTGGCAGCAAAGTGAAAGAAAACTTTGACGCCTGCTTTGCCAAAGTCATTCAGTCTGAAGGTGGATATGTTTGGGACAAAGATGACGCTGGCGGTGAGACTAACTTAGGCGTGACCGCAGGCGCATGGGGCGCATATCTTGGTCGCCCAATAAATTCAGGGGAAATGAAAGCCCTGACAAAAAACACAGTCCAGCCATTCTACCGACAAATGTATTGGGATAAGGTCAAAGGTGATAATTTGCCCGCAGGCGTTGATTACGCTGTGTTTGATTTTGCTGTGAATGCCGGTGTTGCCCGTGCCGCTAAGTTTCTCCAGCGGGCGGTAGGGGCCGTGGATGACGGAGTGATTGGCTCAGGCACTTTGGGCTTGGTCGCCAAAGCTGACCCACAAAAAACGCTAGATAATTTTGCAGACCAGAAGCAACGTTTCTACAATAGCCTTGCCACAAACAATCCATCTCAGCAAAAGTTTCTTAAGGGATGGTTAGCGCGTGTAGACCATGTGCATATTGATGCAATAGCTATGTGTTAGATTCCGCGCAACTTTGCGGGGTATATATGCAATCTAAAGTTTCGCGTGATGAATTTGTTGAAGCATGGAACAGATTAGGTTCAGTTTCTAAAGTAGCGCAACATTTTCAAGTTGACGAGCGAGGCGTCCACCGCCGCCGCCGCAGGATTGAAGCAGAGCACAACATCCCATTGCCTAGCGCACATGAAAATGCCAAACACTACGCGCATATGCAGCCGATACAAACGGCACTTAATCGGATTGACTTAGGCATACTTGACCAAACAATAATCGTTTTTAGTGATGCTCATTTTTGGCCTGGTGAATACACCACGGCATATAGAGGGTTATTGTGGGCTATCAAAGAACTCAAGCCGCACGCCATTATCAGCAATGGCGATGCTTTTGACGGGGCTACTATTAGCAGGCACGACCCACTTGGATGGTCTAAGACTCCAAGCGTAATTGAAGAACTGAAAGCTGTGCAAACGCATTTGGGTGAGATTGAAGAAACGGCAAAAGCTGCCCGTCACAACTGCAAACTGCTTTTTACTTGGGGCAACCACGACACGCGCTTTGCCAACAAGTTAGCATCTCAAGCGCCTCAGTACCGTGAGGTGCATGGATTTAAGCTGCAAGACCACCTACCAGCTTGGGAATTTGCTTGGTCTGTGTGGCCTACCAAAGACTGCATCATTAAACATCGCTATAAGAATGGCGTTCATGCCGCCCACAACAACACCGTTAATGCTGGAGTGTCCATTGTTACCGGCCATTTGCATAGTCTCAAAGTCACGCCTTTTGCTGATTACAACGGCAATCGTTATGGCGTAGACACTGGAACGCTTGCTGAACCCTATGGGGCACAATTTGATTACGGAGAAGGCAACCCATTAAACCATAGGTCGGGGTTTGCTGTCTTGACATTCAAGGATGGTAGGATTTTGTGGCCTGAGTTAGTTCACAAATGGGCTGATGGGCAGATTGAGTTTCGGGGCAAAATCATTAACGTATAGGGGTTTTTATGTTTCATTTCACATTTTTGGTTAACAGCGCGACAGAATTTGACAGCAGCGAAGATTTTTATCTTTTGGCCGATTGTTTTGAAGATGGCGAAGAATACGAGTACGACGAGGACTACGATTGCTATTGCTGGTACGACGAAGAACACGAAGCCTGGTATTGGCTCAATGAAGATACCGGCGAATGGCTCCTAGTCGAAGACGACGAGGCAGATTGGGAAGACGACGAAGAAGAATACGACGACGAAGAAGAATACGACGAAGAAGAAGCCTAATTAGGGTATATCATCGCCAAAGCGTCATTTACGGACGCTTGTATCTGAGACACGACTTTCTCAAAAGGTAAGTCGTGTTTTCTATTTTGGCGTAGCACTTCATTGATTTCGTGCAGAGTTTGCCAAGCATAGCCCGAATGGATGGCTTTGATGGCTTCTTCCTCATCATTGAACGTGGCTGTGATTTTCATGTTTATTCCTTTTTCATATTCAAAAGTGCAGCGTGCATGATTGATACGCTGACAAGCGCTTCTAGAGTTTTGACAATGGCCTGGTCGTATTTGTGTTCTAGCGTAGCCCAATGCGCTTCTTTCAATGCTTTTTCAGCATCCATGCAGGGTTTTGCGTAATCAATAAGTTCTGTGTTCATTTTTTTAGTCCTTTAATAAATACAGCAAAGCTGTCTTGCGTTGTTTGCCCAAAACCCTTGATTTCACCGATGCGTGCAGCGGCTTCGTCCAGTGCGGCGTTCCATTCGCTGTGCGCTGGCTGTGCCCTTGCATCACACGCAATACATCCGTCAACACAGTACTTGCATTTCCCGTCCTGCAACTTGTCCGCAGCCATTGCTCTCTTAGCTTGATAGCCACCGCCCCACATACCTTGCTTCTTTGCAAGCTCGTCAAACGCTTCGTCTTCAGGTGTTTTCATGCGATAAGTCCCCATACAAAACCGCCCATCACGGCGATGAACAAGATGAACACAAAAATGGCTATCAGCACTTTCATCAAGTCAAAGAAGAAGTCGCCTCCTGCATCGGTATCATCATCAATCATTTGCAATGCTCCGAAAACAATGCGCCGACTGTGCGGCACTTGGGTTGATAGGTGGAATAGCCAGCATAAAAGCAGATTGCAATGATGGTGGCGCATAGCCCAATCAAAGCAAAAAAATCAGCAACGTATTTCATAGCCTCTCCGGTGTTTGCAAGACATAACTGGCGTATCGCTTTTTGTCTTTTTTGACAATGATTGTCTCAATGTTCCATCCAACTTTTTTAAGGTCAAACACAATAGCCGCTAAACGAAAGCATCCGCATCCGTTTAGCGCGTCGATTGGTGTAAGTGGCAAACCAAAGCGCAATTTTTTAAGTACCCATTCAGTTTGTGTCATACAACCTCACTTAAAAAGGCAAGTCATCGTCGTTGTCTTTAGGAAATCCATCATCTTTAGGAAATCCATCTTTAGGACGTGGCGGGTTAAGGTATGCCATGCCATTCCAGCCGCCCTCAATGACGGGAATAGAACGCATCTTCATCATTAGCCCAGCTTTGGTCTCAATGACCACGCCAATTCGCTGATAGGACTTTTTGGTTTCTCCCTGTTTGTTTTGGTAAGTTCCGTCCACTACCGTGATGTCGTATACAACTGCCATGATTAACCTTTCAAAAGTTCTGCTTGTCGCTTAATTGCGCTACGGGTTTTGCTATCAAGCATCCCCCAAAGTGCGGTCTTTTCTTCTACGTCCGTAATGCCTTGGAATTCCTCAACTGCACCGATTACGTCATTGGCGCTCATGCGCTCTCCAATGGCCGCTGCTACATCAGCAACAACCGCCATGCGATTAGATGGAACCAGGTCGGTCTTAGTGGCCGACACCTTAACTTTGCTGGCCGCATTGCCATCATCATCTTCCGGTGCTATGCCGCACGCCGCCATCAGGCTGTAACGCCTAGCGTAAGTTAACGCCGAGCCATAACCTTGCGGGTCTTGTTTGCTGGCAGGAACGTGCAGCTTGCCGCACTCCAATGTTTCGCCTGATTCATGGACAAACACCGTTTCCACAGTCACGCCGGTGCTATCCTCAGACGTGCGCTGGATAAGGGCTATCCCCGCGCTGTTTAAGGCATCTAGGACAGCTTCTACGCAACCGGCAAGGTCAACGTACTTAGACCGAAAATGCGGGTTTGTGGACGTTTTTAACGCCGGTGCAAATCCGCGCTGGGCGCGTACTAACGCTGATGCAATGTTTTTCATAGGTCGCCTCCAAAATCAATTCCACAATGTTCACAAGTGAAGTACCAAAGCACATTCACATCGTCAAAAGCGTGGCGGGTTAAATCACCACAATCACGCTTGCACGCAGGGCATTCGTAATCTTCACGCTCGCTTAAGTTGCTCTTGAAGCCATTTGATTCGTTCATCTTTGTATTCCAATTGTTTACACAAATACCATATATACAGTTCTAAACAACCTTTTGGGTCTAGCCTAGAATTGCATTCCGCAATGATTTCATCTGGGTCATTGTTAGTGACCATGTTTGCGCTCCCACATCATTTCGGCCTGCAAAGTTTTGAGTTCCGTTTTGATGTGTTCGGCCTCATGGCACAAGCCACGGATATGGGCTTGCAATACGCCAACCTGGTAAGCCAGCCGGTCTGCTGCATTTTTGGCGCCATAGCTTTGTGCTGCTTCTTCTGCGTCCGCAATGATGCGGTCTGCTTCTTTATTCGCTGTCATCAAATCGCTCCGAAATGTAATTAGTGATGTAGTTGCGGGTGATATCGCTGATGTAGTCAATCCAATCAAGGCCGTGGTACATCACGCTGTAGACCGCCAATGTGTTCATTTCTTTGTCGTAATCGTAGAAAGCCTCAAGCTGCGCGTATTCGCCATCGCTTTTCAAATCCCATTCGATTAGCATTGACGTTTCGTTCATACGCCACCTCCAATGAAATAGCCAATGGTGTAGGCAATGATGGCAATGCTGATTTGAACAATGATTGCGTCCCAAGTTTCGTTAGTCATAAAAACCTTTCTAGGTCAAAACATCGCGTTGTTGCGATGGGTGTATGTTAAGCGTTCTAAACATTATTTTATGCACTAAAGTTGCGAAATGCTATAGGGCAAACCCTAATGCCATAAATTTGTTTAGCTAGCTTACAATGCAAGGATGGACAAAAGAGAAGCAATCAAGCGGGCTGGCTCGGCAAGCGCATTGGCGCGAATCCTTGGTGTGAGTCGCTCTGCTGTATCGCAATGGAAATACATTCCAGAAGCCAGGCTGTGGCAATTGAAAGCCATGCGGCCTGAGTGGTTTTTAGTGTAAGATTTGGGCACGGCTACCTTTAGCGGGGGAAAAGACGACTTATCACCGTCCTGCCGGAGCTTCTTTTAGTGATAACAACCGTGATAAAGGTTAGACCATGCACTACTACCAATTCAACATTGGTGACTACGTTAGCCACACAAGGCATCTTTCCCCGATTGAAGACATAGCATACCGGCGTTTGCTGGATGCCTATTACCTTAGTGAACGTCCGTTGAACAGCGGTATAACGTCCGTTGCACGACAAATAGGGCTGCGAGATTACGAACAAGAAGTGAAAATTGTTCTTGAGGAATTTTTTAAGTTGTCCGACGATGGCTGGATAAATGGCCGCGCTGACAAGGAAATTGCCCATTTTCATAGCAAAATTCAACAAGCGTCTAAGGCTGGTAAGGCATCTGCTGAACGTCGGAGCAACGCCCGTTCAACGGACGTTCAACCAACCAATAACCAAGAACCATTAACCAATAACCATAAACCAAAGAATACAGTCGCCCCGCCATTTGGCGTGACGGATTCTGTTTGGCAGGATTGGTTAAAGCTGAGAAAAGCAAAAAAAGCGGCAGTTACTCAAACCGCGATAGACGGAATACAGCGCGAAGCGGACAAAGCAGGGGTTAGCCTACAGACAGCTTTGGAAACGTGCTGTTCGCGTGGCTGGACGGGCTTTAAGGCCGAATGGATGCAATCCAAGCCAACACCGCAGGACAAGAATCTGGGCGCGGCTCGGGCCATCTTTGGTGACGAAAGGCACTTCAATGCACTCCAAATTACCTGATGGCTGGATTCAGCGCATCTTTGCCACGATGCAGGGCAACTACGGCACTCGCTTTATGAACCAATGGAAGACGGGCCAGGTGCTGCCTGATGGCTCAGATGCTGGCGTGGTGAACGCGATGAACCATTGGTCGGAAAAGATGGCGGGAACAAGCGCAGCGACCATCAAACGGGCTTTGGAAAACTTGCCCGAGGAACCGCCAAGCCTGCCGCAATGGATGGCCCTATTGCGCCGCAGCTATGTTGAGCCGCCTGTTTTGCGATTGGGCAATGAACTGACAGCGGAACAGATGGCGACAAACAAGCGCCGCATTGCCGAACTAATTGCAAAGGTGAAAAGCAATGTTTGACTACGAAAAAATCCGCAGGGCAACTTTTGCGGAATATGTGCGTCTATGCCGTTTGCTAGCTTGGAAAGAATGGGCATGGGCTGAAGTCAAGCGCATGGATGAAGAAGAATTGTTTAAGGGCATCAAAGCCCATGTTTTGAAAGAAATGAAAAATGGAGCAGTTAAATGAGTTGGCTCTTTTCGCAGGCGCTGGTGGAGGAATACTTGGGGGAAAACTTCTCGGATGGCGAACAGTTTGCGCCGTTGAATGGGAGCCCTATCCCGCAAGCGTATTGTGCGCCCGACAAAATGACGGGCTTCTCAAAACTTTCCCGATATGGGATGACGTACAAACCTTTGACGGAAAGCCGTGGCGAGGAATTGTTGATGTTGTATCTGGAGGGTTTCCATGCCAAGCCTATTCCACCGCAGCGGCTGGAAAAAATACAGCGGACGACCTTTGGCCAGAGATGCGGAGAATTGTGGCAGATGTCGCTCCCAGGTACGTTTTTGCCGAAAACGTCAGCAGAGTGGCAATTGACCAAGCGGCAGACGATTGTGAATCGATGGGTTACAAAACCAAAGCACTTCAACTTTCAGCGGCAGACATGGGTGCAGACCATATTCGGGAGCGATATTGGTTATTTGCATACTCCGACAACGATGGCGAACTTTTGTGCGCCCTCAATGCAGAAGCACGCTGGATGCCGGAATTGGTTAAAGGTTTTTGGAAAGATTACCCCGAATCATTACGAGTGGCTGATGGGGTGGCCGCTAGGGTGGACAGACTTAAAGCCATTGGGAATGGACAAGTTCCTTTGTGTGCAGCAACCGCTTGGAGAATCCTAAATGCGCCACGCAGCAAGGGTTGACGGCAACCAAGCCCAGATAGTTGCCGCGCTAAGGGCATCAGGAGCCTCTGTATTTGTTTTAAAGCTGCCGGTAGACCTGTTGGTAGGCTACGCGGGGAAAACCGCCTTAGTCGAAGTCAAAGACCCGACCACCTCATACGGTAAAAAAGGGCTGAATGTTAAGCAAAGCGCGTTTCTGATGGGCTGGAATGGTGGGACAGTCGCCTTGATTGATTCGGTAGAAGCCGCGCAAAACTTGATAAGGATGATGAATGATTCATTACCACGGCACTCCGATTAGTCCAATGAAAGCCATTGAGACAATGGGAGGTAAGCATTTTTGTATTTCTTATGCACGTCCTGATGACTTAAAACGTTGCTTACGCATTGGGCAATCCTTGATGCTAGACAATGGCGCATTTAGCGCAAAAACAAGAGGCTTGCCTTTTGACCGTGATGGGTTTTATGCTTGGGTTGAACCTTTGTTAGCACATCCACATTGGGCAGTTGTGCCTGACGTAATTGATGGGTCGGTGCAAGAGCAACGAGAAATGACAAAATCATGGCCTTTTCGTAAAGAAATGGGCATTCCCGTATGGCATCTTGGTTTGCCAATTTCTTATCTTATTGAATTGTGTGATGCCTGGGGACGGGTGTGCTTTGGGTCAGCCGGTGAGTTTTGGCAGATTGGCACATCTAAATGGTGTCATCGCATGGACGAAGCATTTAACGCTTTGGTAAATACTTATGGTAGACAAATTCCATGGGTGCATGGAATGCGTATGCTTGGGCAATCAAGCGGCCCGTGGCCTTTGGCAAGTGCCGATTCGACTAATGTTGCGCTGCATCATGCAGAGCATTTAGAGTGCGCCGGTTGCATGGCAAAGCGCATTGATTCAACCAATCCACCGACAAAGTGGAATATTCAACCATTACAGGAAGTTTTATGCTGATTGCTGCCATTATTGTTTACGCCATTGCCATGACATTGGCAAATTTATCCATTGCCACCTTTGGCGTGTGGATTAGCCCCATCAATGCATTTTTGTTCATTGGTCTTGATTTGGCATTGCGAGATTGGTTACAAATGCAAATTAAGGCATGGCAAATGGCAATCTTGATTGCAGTTAGTGGCGGTTTAACTTATGCCTTAAACCAAGACGCTGGCATGATTGCTGTGGCATCTGTTGCATCATTTACGTTGGCAGCGTTGGTTGATTGGGCGGTGTTTTCAAAAGTAACCGGTTCATGGTTTAAACGAGCAAATGTGTCCAATGTTGCTGGCGCAGCAGTTGATTCCATGGCATTTCCGACCATTGCTTTTGGTGTGCTGATGCCTGAAATTATTGTTTTGCAATTTGGAGCAAAAATTTTAGGTGGTGCAATTTGGGCTTATTTGCTTAATAAGGTGCAAAGTGATAGTTCACCTGTATAGCCCGACTCAAGCCGCAACGGTCATGAAAGACCTATGGCCTAAAGTAAAGGAATCGCTTGCGCTTGGTAAAAAGATGCGCTTGGAGATTAAGCAAAGTAGGCGCAGCACCGAGCAAAATGATATGTTTCATTCCATCATTGCCCAAATTGCTCAAAAAATGGGCGAAGCAGGGTCAACATGGACAGCCGACGATTGGAAACGCTTGCTAATAGACCAATGGGCGCATGAAACTGGACGCAAAATTGGGAAAGTCGCCCCAAGCCTAGATGGTGAACGGGTGGTGCAGCTTGGCCTACAGTCTCACAAATTCACGGTGGAGGACTCAAGCGAGTTCATAGAATTTTTAATTGCCTGGGCAACTAATAAAGGTATAGATGTATGAAATGCCCTGTATGCGGCGCATGGACTTTTGTAAAACAAACGATAGTACGAGATGACAACACAAGAAAAAGACGATATGAATGCGCCAACCAACACCGTTTTGGGACGGTCGAAACAGTTGTATGTGCGAAGCAAAAGCCTGCTAAAAGCGGCGCGAAGCCTGCCGTGCCAGCATTGCGGGATTGACGATGGGACTGTGGTGGCCGCGCACACTAATTGGGGCGGCGGGAAAGGGCGAGGCATCAAAGCCTCAGACGATTTAATTGCCAGCCTGTGTTTTCGGTGTCATTGGAACCTAGACCAAGGCGCTACTTTGTCCAAAAGTGAGCGACAAGCCATGTGGCAAGCCGCCCACGAAAGGACTATTTCCGCATTGAAGGCAGCGGGGCTTGTGCCTGATGACTTGCGTGCATAGGATGGGCATGGGCCGCATCGGTACGTTCATGGGCTTTAAGTTCTTTTTCCAATTCCATGACTTTGCGGCGCTCTGCTTTATACTCACGCTCAATCACATAGTTCGAGGGCGTAGAGTGTTTCGCTTTCTCGGCGGTGATTTTGAAGTTTGTTGCCATAGGAAATTCCTGTTAGAATGGTGACAGCATTTTACATCAACCTTGCAAGGACTAATGATGGGCTATCCTAAAATGGAAAAAATCCCCGCGAAAGTTGTCGCGTCGGATAAAACTGGTACTAAAAGCGTTTCGACTAGCAAAGTAGACAAAGAAGTCTACCGCCCTGGCGTATCTGGCGAGAAGATGCCCAAGGGCGTTTTGGCTTCCGATATGTCCGGTGAGCGTCGCGCCAAGATTGTTGGCGGTGTTGGCATGGGCGTGAAAGACAGCCCCACCCGTCACGACGTGGGCAAGATGGACGGCTTTGCCGGTGAGTTCAAAGGCGGTAGCAAAGAGCATGAGTGCTACAGCCACGAGCGCATGGCACACGCACAAGACTAAAGCGGGTCTCCGAGAAGCGGCAACTTCTCGGTTTCCCTGACCACATAGAAAGGGCTATATGGCTGAGAGCAATTGTAAGTTATGCGTTTACTTTGTTGATATTGACCGGATTGGTCAATGTCGGCGTTATCCGCAATTCGTAACCAAGCACGAAAGTGAATGGTGTGGCGAATTCCGTAAAGACCCGCCCGAAGGTAAGCGCGAAGCTAGAAAAACACTCAAACTCCGAAAGGACAATGATGTTTAAGCCGCTTAAAGACAAAATCATTGTCAGGCCCGAGCCACGCATCAAGTCGGCGCTCGATTTAAGCCTAATGCAAGAAGCAGACTCCATAGGCTATGTAACAGCTATTGGTGATGAAGCCGCAGCCGAGGGCTTAAATGTCGGCGATAAGGTTCACTTTGGACATCTTGCAAAAGACTACAAAGACGAATACCTTAAATTTGATACCATTATGATTAACGACCAGCGCCATCTCCGCATGAGTTGGCAGGACATTTGTTTTGTGGAAGAAGTATGACCAAAGACCTAATCACTCTCAGAATCCAAGACCTCATGGCTAAAGGCCGCGAACTGGAAGCGCAAATTCACCAAGTAAATGGTGCATTGCAACAATGTCAATGGATGCTAACCGAACTGGAGAAGCAAGATGCCCCTAAAGAAATCACCGACACCCAAAGCGCTGAGTGAGAACATCAAGGCTGAGATTAAGGCTGGCAAACCGCCCAAGCAAGCGGTAGCTATTGCCTACTCGGTTAAGCGCGAAGCAGAGAAGAAGAAAAAGTGACCGAAGCTAAACACCCTGGTGGCCGCCCCACGCTCTACAGAGAGGAATACTGCGAGCGCGTAGTAGAGTTGGGTAGAGTTGGCAAGTCTATTGAACAGATAGCAGCCGACATAGGGGTTTCTACTAGGGTCTTATTCGATTGGCGTGATAAGCACGAGAAGTTTCTGCACGCCTTGGAATATGCAAAAGAATTAGAGCAGACATGGTGGGAAGACCAAGCGCAGGCTTACATGGTGGAAACGCACCAAGGGCCGAAGCTGAACGCCTCATTGTGGTCACGCTCAATGGCTGCACGTTTCCCTAAGAAGTACCGCGAGAGTGTCAAACAAGAGATTACAGGCGCAGATGGCGCACCTTTACTAACCGGCATTGAAGTTAGCTTTGTCAAGCCAAGTTAAAGACGCAGTAGCCAAGGCGCAGTTTCCGGTCAAGCTGGAGTGTCTGTTTCAGCCTGAGAAAAGCCGTTACCGAATTCTGTACGGTGGCCGCGGTGGGGCTAAGTCGTGGGGCGTTGCCCGAGCATTGCTCATAAAGGGCGCACAACGCAGTTTGCGTATCCTTTGCGCCCGTGAGTTTCAGACCTCCATCAAGGATTCCGTCCACAAGCTGTTGTGCGACCAAATCATTGACCTGGGGCTAGAGGGCTTTTACGAAATCACCCAGGCCAGCATTCGGGGCAAGAACGGGACTGAGTTTGCGTTTGTCGGCCTAAAGAACAATGTGGCAAACGTAAAAAGTTACGAGGGGGTCGACCTGTGTTGGGTGGAGGAGGCACAAACGACCAGCCGATTAAGCTGGAACATCTTAATTCCAACCATCCGTAAGGAAGGCAGCGAGATATGGGTCACGTTTAATCCTGAGTTGGAGACGGATGAAACCTATCAGCGGTTTGTGCTGCATCCACCTGAGAACGCCGTTGTCCAAAAAATCAACTGGTCGGACAACCCTTGGTTCCCTGAGACGCTCTTATTGGAAAAAGACGCGCTCAAGATGCGCGACATCGAGGCGTATAACACCGTATGGGAAGGAATATGCCGCCAGACTGTGGATGGGGCTATCTTTGCCCGCGAGATGCAGATGGCCGAGTTGGAAGGACGCATCACCAAGGTTGGATATGACCCAATGAAGCCGGTTCACGCCGTATTTGACTTGGGATGGTCGGATGCAACCGCAATATGGTTTGTGCAGTTTATTGGCATGGAGACTCGGCTAATCCGCTACCATGAGGACAATCAAAAGACCATATCCGATTACCTAGCCAAGATGCAGACCTACGGCTACGTTTACGATACCCTGTGGTTGCCGCACGACGCTGAGAATCGGACGCTAGCCGCCGCCGGTCGGTCAATCGACCAAATCGTTCGGTCTGCGGGATATAAGACCAAAATCATTCCGCGAACGCCGATTGTGGATAGTATTAACGCCTCGCGTACCTTATTCCGTAATTGCTGGTTTGACAGGGATAATTGCTACGATGGGTTACAATGTTTGCGGCATTACCGCTACGAGGTTGACCCCGACACTAAAGCGTTCAGCAAAAACCCGCTGCATGACCAGTTTTCGCATGGCGCGGACGCATTCCGTATGCTT